CTCCAGCTTCCCGACTACCAGATGCCCGCACCGGACTGGTGGCAGGGAGAGGAAACGCCACGGGCCCCGGACTGGGTGCGTGCCGTAACGTGGGGATTCGACGTGCAGGGCTCGGAGGTGTGGGGCCTGGCCCGAGGCTGGGGAGACCACGGGGAGAATTGCATCCTGTGGTGCGGATCGTTCCGGGGCGCCGGTGATCTGGACCACGCCGCCCAAGCGTACTGCCGAGAATGGATCGTCGCAGGCGGGGAGGTTGTGCGCCCCCGGGCGGGCATGATGGACTCGGGGTACAGGACGCACGAGGTGTACCGGGTGTGCTCGTTGCACCGGGCGCGTGGGCTCACGCCATCCAAGGGGCGCCTGGACGGCACGTTGCCCATGTCCATGTCGGCGGTGGATCGGCAGGACGCCAACCGCCGCGCGGTGGGCCGTGTGGATCTGGCCGTCCTGTGGACAACGTACTGGCAGGACTTGGTAGCCGCGACGCTGGAGGCGGGCCCGGGCCGTGGCCGAGGCGTTTGCCACATGCCAGGCAACCCGCCGTCCTACTTGTTCCGCCATCTCACGGCAGAAAGGAAGGTCGCGGTCAAGGGGCGCAACGGACAGGTAACCTACGTCTGGAAGGCGCACTCGCACGAGAACCACCTGCGGGACTGCATGGTCTACAGCCATGCGGCGGCGGGCATGGTGCGCCTGCTGGAACTTCGAGCCCTCCGCCCCGTGGCAGCCGCTCCCGAGCCCGTGGATCCGCCACAGGAAGGCGCCAAGGCCCCCGAGCCCGTGGCGACGCCCGGAAGGCCACTCTCGGGAATGGCCCGCCTTGTGGCCGCCCGGAAGGCGCAGGGCTCGACGGCTGTCCAGATGCGGAGGATTTAGGACTTGCCTTTCCGGCTGGCCCGCCGTATTCTTTGATCTGTTCTTGTGGGGGCCGAGCGCGGGGTTTACCCTGGCAGCACCGGCGTACTTGCGGGAGTGTGTTTTCGATCCTTTCTTGTGTGGAGAGAACGGCGGCCTGGCGAAGGGTCGCCGTTTTCGTTTTTTGTTGTTGCATCCTTAGCTACCATCGATTACTTTCCTTATGTCGGCAGCATCCTCCCTTCTTAACAGGTTGTGACGGACACTCCGCAATTGGCCCCGGTAGGCTGCAACCTACCGGGGCCCTTACTGCAGCTCGATGGAGCAAAAGATCCACTAGGTTGGCGCCTGGTGGATTTTTTTGTGCCCAGATCGTGGATAGGTGTGGATAAAAATGTTGGCATCTTGTGGATAGCTTGCCAACTATCCCCGCAGGTGCATAGATTGTGAACAGATGGCATTCACCACCTGGGCAGCCTACTACACGCAGGTAATGAACCTCCTGGTCAACGTGGAGAGCGGCTTCCTGGCGCTGTCCAACGTGACGCCAATGGGGCCGGACGGCGTAGCCAAGACCTTCCGCAACCTTGACGAGCTTCGTAGGTATGTGGATTGGGTCAAGGCGAACAAGGTTTCCGAAGCTGGAGAAACCGATGGGCGCGGGCGCCGTCTGTTCCTGGGGGCCGTCCAATGAGCGATGCATCCAAGCGGGCCTACGGGCGCCGGATCACATCCCCCATGGCCATGACATCGCCTTTTGACGGTGCCGCGACAGACGCCTACTCCAGTCGCTACACGATGCAGTCGCAGCACCCGGACCAGGACGCCGCGCAGGCGCTCCCTGTTCTCCGCGCCCGTGCTGTCGACCTGTACCGCAACGACCCTTTGGCCTACGCTGTCCTATCGACCATCCGCCGTGGCGTCGTGGGCACGGGCCCCCGCCCTCGCTTCCTGGCCGAATCCGAGACCGTGCGCAGCGCCCTCTCGACCCTGTGGGCAGAGTGGCGCGGATCTGCCGGGTGGGATGGCGTCTCGTCCTGGACGGATGTCAACAACGGGACGTGTGACGCCTCGAACCTATCCGGCGACGTGCTCATTCTGTGGCCTGATGTCGGCGACGGCACCGGGCCGAAGATCGATTTGGTCGACGCCTCGCGTCTCGACACCCCCAGCGACAGAACGCCCGAGTGTGCAACGTGCCGCCTGGGCGTGGGGTATGACCGCTATGGGCGCGTGCTCGGCTACTACGTCCGCAAGTCGGAGGGCCCCGATTTCGGCGGCACCCGCGACGACTTCAACTGGTTCCCGCGCTTCCGCAATGGGCGCCTGAACGCATCGCTTTTCCGGCGCCCCTCCGTTGGACGCCCTCGCCAATCGCGTGGCCTGCCTCTGCTCACGCCTGCGATACACGACCTAAAGGACTTGCGCGAATACCGCAAGACCGAGGTGCGCCGAGCCACGCAGGCCGCAAAGCATACGCTGATCATCGAGACGCCGGATCCCAAACAGATCTCCGACGCATTCGAGAATGCCGAGGCCGTGGGGCAGGGCGATTCCATCGACCACCTGTTGGGCCGATCCTACGGCAACATCCCCGACGCATCCATGATCGCGCTCGGGCTTGGAGAGAAGGCAACTGTCGCCAATCCTCCCCCGGTCAACGGCGGCACGGGCGAATACCTAACCGCCATGCTGCGGGCCGTCGCGGGATGCACGGACCTTCCTTTCGAGGAGGCGTTTTCCCTGTACGCCAACCTCAACTACTCCAACGCCCGCACGATTCGCCAGATGGCCCAGGCCGTCTACGTCGGATGGCGGGCGTCTCTCGAAGCGGCTCTTTGCGCTCCTACCGCATCGCTCCTTGTCCAGTATTGGTGGGCCAATGGCTTGCTCGGTCGCATCCCCTGGTCGCCGGATCTTGTCCGTGTGAAGTGGGATTGGGACCGGCCAGAATGGGTGGACCCTCAAAAAGAAGTCGGCTCCAATGCTGACTCAATTGCCACTGGTCAAAAATCAATTCTCGATGTTTGCGCAGCGCAGGGCAAGGACGCTTACGCAATTCTCGAACAAAACCTTGCGTATGAAAAGAAGGAGGCAGAGATGCGCGCATCGATGGGCCTTCCTCCAAAGGTTGTCCGCCGAGGTGTCGGCCCCGTGTCGGCGGGATCACCGGAGAATCTTTTGAATACTCCAGGCGTCACCACTGCCGACGAATCAAGCCCGGAGGACAGTTAATGTCTGATCTCACGATCTACGGTGAAATCGGATGGGACGCCACGGCGGCATCCTTCCAGCGAGCCCTTGCCGAGCAGCCTGCCGGGAATGTGACGGTGCGCCTGAACTCTCCTGGTGGATCGTTGTTCGATGGCCTTGCCATTGGGTCGCTCATCAAAAGCCGTGGCAAGGTCACGGCCATCGTTGACGGCCTCGCCGCCTCCGCCGCATCCGTCGTATTCATTGCCGCCGATCGCCGCATCATGGCCCCCGGGACCATGCTCATGATCCACAACCCGTGGAGCATGGTGGGCGGAACCTCCGACGACATGCGCAAGGAGGCCGAAGTCCTCGACACCATTGCCGGGGAAATGGCCAAGCTCTACGCCGACGCATCGGGCGGGAAGCTGTCCGCCAAGGATGCGGAAAAGCTCATGGACGCCGAGACGTGGCTGACCGCAGAGCAGGCCGTGGAAATTGGACTGGCCGACGCCATCGAAGGCAAGGCCAAAGCGTTTGCTTCCATCGACAAAAACCGTCACGCATACCGCAACATCCCGAAAGGACTGGAGACCATGAGCACCGAAACCCCGGAGGCCAAGCCCTCCTTCCTGGATCGCATCGTCGCATCGATCACCGTGGACACGCCCGCGATCAAGGCCGAACTGGCCGAAGCGCAGAACGCCATCGTCGACGCCGTGGCGAAGATCGCCGACGCCGAGGCCCGCGCCTCCGAGGCCGTTGCCGCGCTGGCGACCGCCAAGGCCGAGCACGCCGCCGAGGTCGAAGGACTCAAGGTTGCACACGCCGCTGCGCTCGAAGCGGCCAAGATCGAAGGCGAACAATCCGCAACCGCTCAGATGCTCAAGGACAACGGTCCCGAGCCTCTCCCGCACCAGGAGGAGGTCGAAGGCGCCCCCTCCACGCATACCGCGAAATGGAACGCCCTTCGCGCCGCTGGCAAACACGCCGAGGCTGGCGAGTACTACTCCAAGCACAAATCCGCCATCTTCCAGGGAGCCTAATCATGGCCATCACTTCTCTCAACATGACCGCCGTTTCCAAGGACGTTTTCCCCTCCTTCGTGTCCACCATCGGCCCCGTGCTCCAGAGCACCGTTCGCGTCTCCAGCGACCCCGCCGCGAAGACCGTGGACGTGAACATCTTTGCCGAG